GCTGAACGCCTACTGTAACGCCCGATGCACGATAAACGCACCGGATGAAGACATAACCGATTTGATTGTCGACCTGTTGCATCTGCTAGATACCTATGAAGGGCAAGCCAGCGTCGACCTAGTCCTGAGCATGGTGAAAAGCCATTATGAAGAGGAAAGCGAACAATGACCCATGATCGCACCTATTGGCGTCAATGCAGCACGCGCACGCTAATGGAAGCCGCATTGCAATCGCGGGATGAATTGACGATCGCGCTAGGCGAACGGCTTGAGGAATATGAGCATCAAGAACAAACAATTGACGGCTTGATCTCCGAAAATGTCGATTTGCGTAGCATGATCGAAAGCCTTGAAGAGGACAACAAATACGCGCGCGCGGAACTTGAAGAATTGCGTGACGCAATGGACCTGCACTGATGGTGGCGGCGCTAGGCGCCGTCATCCTCGCATTGCTGGCGCTATTATTAGAGGATTGAGACATGGAAAACGATGAAATGGACATTCTGAAACAAGCTGCGGCTATTTTTGAACGGCAAGACAGACTGAAACGCGAAACAAGAGAGACGGACGAAACAATCCGGGTGCTTTGCCGCGCGTTTGACCGCGCATCTGGGTGCAGCGGTATGCCGCCTTACAAGCTGCGCTTGGCTTGCGAAACAAGGGGCCTCCTATGACCCGTGTACACCGATCAAGGACGCAATGGACGCCTGCGATGGAAGCCGAATTGCTGGCCTGTGACAACCGACGCGCGTTCGCAGAACGCCACGGCCTGAGCCTCGCAACGGTCGATGGTCGCTATTACAAACTCAAGCGACGATCATCAGACGCGCGACCGGCTGGCGCGAGTAAGGCCATCAAGAGCCTCTCAGGGCCACGCACACGCAAGGCCGCACGATGACAGACCAACAGGCCACGCACGACCCGCGCTGCGCTGTGGTGCGCTCTGGCGACCTCAGGGCATGGTGCGACTGTGGGCTAGGCGGGAACCGCATACCGGACACTTACCTGAAGCGGTTCCTGCCAAGCCAAGGCCAGCCACAAGACGACCTGCCGCACGACCTGCGGCTGTTTATGGAGGGATTTAAATGACCTACACCTTCACCCCACGCTGGGACATGCCCCACCGTGTCCGCTGGACGGATGACGGCGGCTTCTGTGACGCAGGCGAGGATTGCCCCGTCTGCGGCGCGGACCAAGAAGAACCAGACGAAGAAGAGGATCAAGAGGATGATGATGATTGAAAACCTAATCGGCATCGCCGTCTGCGGCATCTGGGCCTTTATCGGCTACATGGTCGGCCTTGATGAAGGGATGAAGCGCAATGCCAAGTAAGCCATCACCGCTGCGGGCGCTGAACGTGGGCGATACGATCCACTACGAGGCGGCCACAGGCGCGGACGTGAACCGCATACACCGCAACGTCAGCCAATTCGGAAAGCGCAACGACCGCACATTCAAAGGCAAGATCGACCGCGCCACGCGCATCCTGACCTTCACGCGCATTGCGTAAATGAAAAGCCCCGGCGGAAGTGAGGACCGCCGGGGCTTTAAGGTAAGTCCGTGGAGCAAAACACTGACTAGCGGATGCTTACCACCTTTTTGTCGTCGGATGCAACAGTTTCTATCATCCGGCGCAAATCAGATTTGGTATACTTTTTAACCATCTCCGGCGATGCGTAGACGTGCCGCTTGGTCGGATAGTCCACCGACCCCAGCCGCCCGCAATCAATCCAGCCAGCTTCCTTGAACGCATGAAGCAGCGCCGCCTGCGGAACCTTCGTGCCGGGCGGCACATGGTTATTGGAGATAACGTCGCACAGGCGATGGAACGGCCCGCCGACAACGCCCGCTGCAAACGGACCAACCCGGCGGTGCATCAGTTCGACCAAGAAACTCTCAGCCACGCTCAAGCCATGCTCGACCATGTTCAGCTTCCATTCCGTCACAGGCGGCGCGACTGCCGGATTGAATGCCGACACGTCGCGCTGATGCAGCCAAGCGGCGATCTTTTCAAAGCCGCCCTTCTTATACCAACCCCACAGCGCATCCGCATCGTCCGCATCCATGCGCGGCGCGTGGCTCCAGACGCAAAACCAGCGGCGGTCCTGCGACGGGATCGAGATCGGCATGGGGTCATTTGTGAACGCGATCACTTGCAAGCGGTTCAGCATCTCATACGGATGCAAGCCCTTGCGGTTGATCGTGAGCGTCTCAGGTGGCGCAGCGATGATGGGCTTGAGACGGTTGGCCAGCGCGCGACGCTCCTTCGCCTCTGGCTCCTTCAATTCGTTCAAGATGACAACCTCAGCCTCAAGGCCATAGCCCCACTGGCTGTCCAGCCCCTTGTTCTCAATAATGGAGCGGTTATGCTGGTGCGGACCGCCGATGGCCCACAGGAACGGCGCCCACATGCTGTCCTTGCCGCTGCCTTCGTCGCCGCCGTGCAAGACCGCATGGTTGATCTTGATGTTGGGATGCTGAACTTTAAATGCCATCACATTCCAGATGTGGTCCAACTCATTGGCTTCTGGGACCAGCGTGCGGCAGTGGTCCAGCCAGACGGATATATCGCTGTCGTTGATCTTGTCAGAACCGGACATGTCCGGGCGCATATCAACCCAGCGGTTGCCGTAGACCAGTCCGTCACGCGCGACCAGCACGCCCTCACCGGGCGCGTACGTCATGCCGATGACGGCAGGTGCGCCGTTCTCTTGGCGTCGCTCGTCAAAATAGACGGACGCCTGCACGCGCTTGGAACGCAGATGGACCGACCGGCAGTCAACGTGCCGGAACAGCGCGTTAAAGACGTTGCGCGGCGTCTCACGGCGCGTCACCATGTCGAAATAACTGTCATCCGACTGGACGTAGGCGTAGCGGGCGAACCACTCGCTCTTTTCCAGCCGTCCGGCTTCTTTGCGCTCCACTTCCTTGACGATAGCGGCTGCTTCATCAGGATAGGCTTCGTTCGGCGCGATCTTCTCGCTCATCAGCTTCATGCGCTCGGCGATCAACTCATCACGCAGACCCGGCAATACGCGCGGGCCGCCATTGTCCGCCACCCATGACAGGAACATGCGGCTGTCGATGTGCTGGCAGTGGCCGTGATAGCAGCAGAACGACCGATCCAGCGGCTTATATCGGCCCTCGATGTTGCCGTCCGTGTGTTCCTCATGGTTGGGGCAGACAATGCCGCACCAGCCTTCGTTATTGACGCGCGTCAGGACCAAGTTCTTCTCAGACAGCCATTGCAGCACGGTGTCGCCGCCTGTGTCGCGGATGTTGACCGCCTTGAAGCTGGCGCTGTCTGGCTCGGCTGGCGTCACGTCCAGAGCCTTGCAAATCTCGTCCAGCGTGTATTCGCGCTCCGGGTGGAACTCGACCAGCCGCGCCGGGAACAGGTCACGGCCCTGCTTCAGATTGACGCTGCCCGGCACACGGCAGTTGCGCACGGCGTTGTTGGCGCCGGGATCAGTATAGCCTGCATCGGCAATGGCCTTGATGGCCGCTGTGAACTCATGCTTGGTCGGCTGCGTGCTGAACGCATAGCCCCACTGGAACGACCCTGCGGACGTCTCCAGCACCCATGTCGGGGCGATGGGCGGCACCTTCGACTTGGTGCCAATGTCGTCCAGCATCATGAACAGGACGTATTCGCAGTTCTCACCGCGCGCAGACGGCTTGCCGTCCCTAAAGCGGTCGATGATGAACGATCCGGTGTTGATATACCACGCCTCGCCGTCCTTGACGCGGGCCTTGTCCGGCATGAACGCCGGGAAGGTCGCCTTGGGGGCGCCGTCGCCGTGATAGACGACCGCGCCGTCCACCAGCGTGGGCTTCTGCTTGAGCAACAACGCTGTTTCGCCGTCGGCGTCAACCAGACCAGTGATAAACTCAATAAAACGTGTGCGATCCTCACTCATCGCTTGCTCTCCTCACTTACCATAACGGGTCATGACAGCCACTTCGGCGTTCAGGGGCAAGCCTGACGCCCATGCAGGGGCTGTCGTCATAACGCGCAGCAGCGCATCGGCTGCCGTGTCGGGTTCGGACGTCTCCAAGACAATTTCGTCATGCACATGAAGAACCACGTCCAACCCCTCTTCTTCAAGCCGGGCCAGCGAATGCCGTAACAGGTCATTCGCCACCGCTTGCGTGATGTTCTCACAGGCCAGACCGCGCCACAGACGAGCGCGGGGCCATTCCTTTGCATCAGCGGCGGGTTTCCACGACGCCTTGGCATAGGTGATATTGCCCTCTTCGTCGAAGCGGGCGAAAGGGTAACATAGCACACGACCGCTCGGCAGGGCATACCAAAGATGCTGTTTGTCGAATAAATATGTGACGCGCCCGGCGGTGAACTCCTGACCCGGATGGCGCATGGCAGCGGTATAGCATTGCTCCAGCCGTGACCAATACGGCACCGCCCAAGAGTTTGCGCGGCGCCATGCGTCCACCATGCGGCGGGCCTCGGCTTCGGTCATGATGACGTTATAAATGCGGCCCATCGCAGCGAAGGCGCCGACGCCGCCAGCGAAGCCGCACGCCAACTCCTGCACCTTGCCGATCTGGCGCTGGTCCTTGTCCACCTGAGCGTAATCGACATGGAAGGTCGCAGCGGCGTTGTGCTTGTAGACGTCCTCGCCCTTGGCAAAGATGTCCAGCTTGGCCGCACCGCTGTTGCTGTTCGACGCCCACGGCGTCACCCGCGCCTCAATCGCCGCCCAATCGGCCACGACCAGATGCTTGCCCTTCTCGGCCATCAGCGCCGGGCGCAGCATACCCTTCAAGACGTCTGTGACGCGACGACCGTGCGCAGGCACGATCTGATGCCCACGCACCATCGCCTGACGAACTAATGCCGGGTCGGCGGCGCACTTCCGGGGAAAGTTGTGGACCTGAAGCCCGTATGAAGAAGCACGACCAGTAGCGCTTCCTCCAGCAAACACAAACGCTCCTCTAACGCGCTGGTCTTCCTCATCTGCCAGATCAGCGGCCCGTGCAAACTTCGCCACGGACGATGCCCACAGATCGTCCGCGCACTGGATGACTTCCGCAACGTCCGGTGGGACTTCATCTGGGTTCTCTTCGGCCAGCGCAAGCAGGTTCGCCCGCACGTTCTTGTCGATGGATAGCTTGGGTTCGCCGTCCTTGTAAACGGTCGCTAGGCGGATGGCCTCTGGACCCACACGCGATAAGACCCACTCGCGCATCTTCGGGCTGCGGACGGACGTAATTTCCCCGTGAGTAACCTCACGCACAATGTCTTGTATTTCGACGCTTTCCGCTTCTGCGTAGCGTATCGCCGCCAGAGCCAGACGTTTATCAAGCAGGACGCCACGGTCGTTGATGCGCTCATTAACATGATAGTCGTGCAGTTCATCGACCGACAACTCCCGCTGGGCTTGGCTGATCGCCCGCATAGCACGGACATCTTGTTCGCAATAGCGGATCATCTCGTCCTTCAGGTCGGCGTCCTCACGAAAACCGCCATCCGCCTGCGGGATGGACAGCAGCCGGATCAACTGACTGCCGCGATGGTCCTTCTTCATGGACGCGCCAGCGAAGCGGCCCACGTCCTCAAGGCTGCCCGGCGCGCAGTTGGCGCGGGCTTGTGCTGCGGTGCAGTAGAACTGCTCCAGCTTGAACGGCACTTGTAGAACGTACCAGAAGACCAGACGCTCAAAGGCGGCGTTGTGCGCCCTGATCTGGCCTGTGTAATTGCGGATGAACTCAGGAAAAGGCTGCGATGGCAGCCACGTCCTGACGTCCTCATCGTCGAATGCGTAGGACATGCACAGCACTTCGGTGCTGATGTCCTGCGCGTAATTGTAGACGCCCTTGCTGCGCAGATCGCAGCGGCTGCGCGTCTCGAAATCCAGCCAAAGAATTGTCACGGATGCCTCACTTCATCCAGCTACTCGCCGGGGCGGGGCTAACAGTTCACCCAGCGCCCCGGCTTTCACCACCCCCTTAGGCTGCGACGCGACGGCGACGGACAGGTGCTGCCTGTTCCACCACGTCGCCATGCTCGTCAGCATCATCCGCGTCAGCAGGGTTATCAATATCGCCGTCCAAAGGCTTCCAGTCAACAATATTGAAGACCGGCGTGTAAATGCGCCCGTACGACTTATGCTGATAGTGTTCCTTCTTCAGTTCGACCAGCGGCACCGGCTTGTCCGGGTGCTTGTCGGCCTGATCGGCAATCGCCAAGGCCAGACTCTGCACGGCACGCTTGCCGCCCACAGACGTCACCGTGTAGCGCGCCTGCAAGCCTTCGTCTTCGCCGTTGGTGCAGGCCAGCGACATGCCGATCTGCATTTCCCAGCCGCGCTTGGCGCCCTCTGGGGCCGGACCTGTTTCGGGCAGCGGCTCCGACACCGGCACCATCTTTTCAGCCAGCACAACGCCGTCGCCCCACGCGATATAGCCGTGGACGAACGAGAAGGGATTGACCGCCCACAGGCTGCCGTCTTCGACTTCGGTCTGGTCAGCGCCGAAGACCCAATGACCTGCCTTGTCCATCTTGATGATGACCATGCCCGTCGGGCCGACGTCGGCTTCGATCTTGCGCAGGCTAGACGCCAGCGATTGAACAGACGGCAAACCAGCGCCAGCGAACTTTGAGATTTCATTAGACATTATGTTAAACCTTTCTTCTTCACTGTATTTTAGCCATTGCCTTTTTGAGCGTCTGGCTGATGGGGACAACACTCTGGCGCGGATCATCATCCGGTGCCAAGGTGCTGCCGCTTGACACGGCGACCACAAGGTCGTCGGGCAAGTCCTTCTTCGCCTTCTTCAGCAGCTTCTCAGCCACCGCAGGCGTAATTAGTTTGGGTTCTTGCAGAGGATAGACGCCGTTGGCTTCCAGCCAATCCTCGGCATTATCCTCGTTCACCCATTGGCGCGTCGCGCGCTTGTTGACCAGCTTCCAGCCGGGGATGGCCTTACCTTCCTCAATCAGACCGTGCGCCAGTTGCTGCAACTCCTTAATGAAGTTCTCCAGCATCGGCACCTGATTGAGATAGTGCGCGATCTGATCGACCGGCATCAGGTCCAGTTGTTCTTTGCGAATGCGGTCCACAGCGCCTGTCATGACAGGGCAGACAGGCTTGGCGGCGCACCATTTGCAATGGTCGCCAGCGGCCAGCGGTGCGTCCGGCTTGAGCGCCACGTTGACGGCGGCGAACAACTCGCCCTCGAACTGCTTGATGCGCTCCACCGTCGTCACCCAGCGCTTAACGCTTGGCGGCTGCACGATGATGAGTTCGACGTCCTCGCAGTCCTTGAACACCCACTGCGTCGCAGGCGTCCGCATGGCCGCCGCTGCGTAGAACATCAACTGATAGTTCTCTTCAGGCGAGACAGGCACGCCATCGCCAAACTTCCAATCCAGAACGATAGCACGGCTGTCCATACGACCAAGCACGTCAGCAGAGCCGAACACGTCAGGCAGAAAATCGCCAAAGCCCACAACGCTTTCGATTGTATAGTCCATTCCTTTCGGGCCGCAGATGTCGTCAAACGCCGCCAGCGCAGGCGCCAGCTTACGCTCAATCAGGTCTTGTGTCAGCACCGCGTCTTCGTACTGCGTGTACAGATAATCTTCTGGCTTGGCGTCATCCGTCTGCGCGTCCAGTATCTTGGCGATGACGTCGTGCAGCAGCGTGCCTTCATCGGCGTACTTGCTGCTTGGCTTGGGTGGCATCTTATCGACGAGCGCCACGCTGCCGGGGCAGGCGATGACGCGCTTGGCGGTTGAACCGCCGACAATACGGCTATGCTGTGCCATGTGTACCTCACTTTAGTATCTGGAACCCCGACCATACACACAACAAAATTTGATGCAAGGGTTGATCCGCAAAAAATTTTTTCGTAAGTGAGTAGCGCGTTAAAAAAGGAAACTACCCATGATAAACCCCCTACACTACGGGCTTAAAATTACTATTGAAGGTGAAGCCGGTCACGGAAAAACGCTGGCCGCGCTGGCTATACGGGATACGCTAAAGGAGTTAGGCGCTTGGGTCGGTGTCGTCGATGGCGACGAAGCGCATCATGCAGAAACGAAAATGACTAGCCACGACACGCCGCGACGCGCCGAGCAGCCTTTGTCGCAGACTGGCGTGGTTATTCGAACCAAGTACCCCGAATGACAGAGAAAGAGATCGAAGCCTATTTCGTCCGCCGCGTGAAGCAGATGGGCGGCTATGCGTACAAGTTCCGCAGCGTCACCCAGCGCGGCGTCGCCGACCGCATTGCCTGTATGCCGAACGGTCAGTGCTGGTTCATTGAATTAAAGAAGCCCGGCGGGCGGCTGTCAGCCCTGCAAGAGATATTCGCCGAAGAAATGGCGCACACCCAGCAGCACTACGCCTGCCTGTGGTCTAAGGAGGACGTGGACCTGTGGTGCAGCCGCTTCAGCTAAGACCGTACCAGCAGGAAGCCGCGACGTTCTTGTACGAACGCGACCGCGCCATGATCTTGGCGCCGGTCGGCGCTGGCAAGACGGCGATCACGCTGACGGCCATTGCTGAGATGGTGCGCGACGGCCACGCCCGGCGCTGGATCGTGCTGGCGCCCAAGCGCGTCTGCACCGACGTCTGGCCGGTCGAGGCACCGAAGTGGGCGACTAGCCTCAAGGTCGCCGTGGCGGTCGGCACGCCCAAGCAGCGTCAGGCAGCGTTTGACAGCGACGCAGACGTCGTCGTGACCAATTACGACAACCTGCCGACGGTCGCGCACAACTGCGACCGCTTCGACGGTATCGTCTTCGACGAACTGACGCGGCTCAAGAACCCGTCCGGCAAGCGCTTCAAGGCGCTGGAAAAGGTCATCACGAAGCTGAACATCCGCTGGGGTCTGACAGGATCGTTCACGTCGAACGGCCTTGAGGACGTGTTCGGCCAGTGCAAGATCATCGACCAAGGGCTGCTGGGACGGTCAAAAGGTGCATTTTTGCAACAGTATTTCATCTGCATCAACCGCGACTTCGGCCAGTGGACGCCTGCGCCTTTGGCGCTGGAACAAGTCATGCAGCGCATCCGCCCTGCGACCTATGTGCTGGAGCCGGGCGAGTATAAGGACAAGCTGCCGCCCGTTCATGTGAACGAAATCCGCGTTTCCTTTGCAGACGCCAAGCCATATGCAAAGATGAAGGCCGAATATGTGGTACGTTTCGGCGACGAGCGCGTCATCGCGCAGAACGCAGCATCGGTCACGACTAAGCTGCAACAGATGGCGTCAGGGTTTGTCTACAACCGCGAGGCAGGTGCCGGGTCAATCTGGTTCAGCCCGCACAAATTCGACCGGCTGGCTGAGTTGCTGGACGAGAACCAGCGGGCGAACACCATCGTCGTCTATAACTATCAGGAAGAACTGGCCGAACTGAAACGCCGCTTCCCGCACGCGCAGACGATTGATGACGCGAACGTTATTGAGCGCTGGAACAAGGGCGACGTTGAGTTGCTGCTTGTCCACCCCAAGTCCGCAGGCCACGGCCTGAACCTCCAGCACGGCGGCTGCCACATGGTCTTTGTGTCGCTGCCGTGGAGCCTAGAACTTTACGAACAAACCGTCGGGCGGCTGCACCGCAGCGGACAGCGCCACGATGTTTGGGTGTACGTCATGATGACGGAAAAGACGATTGATGAACGTATCTGGGCCGCGCTGCACGACAAGCGCGCGGTGTCTGACACAGCAATTGAGGAACTAAAGAATGGCTAGATTGACATGGCACGCGGTCTGTTCGCAGTTGACGACCATGACCGAGGCGGAAATCACCGCCCTGCTTGATGAAGAGATGAAGGAACACAAGCGCCCGGCCTTCGTGCGGCGCTTGCACCAGCGTTTCTCGACCCTGCGCGCCGCCCGTGAACGCGCCGTGCTGATGAAGGAGTTATCGAAATGACCGATATTGCGTCCACGCTTGCGGAACGCGGCACCCGCTACGGGTCGTTTGAGGGCCATGCGCGTATTACGCAGGCCCTCAAACTGGCCATGATAGAAAGCCCTAACTGGTTGGAACTCGCCGACGACCAGATGGAAGCGCTCCAGATGATCGCGCATAAGATAGGGCGTATTTTAAATGGCGACCCGGACTATGACGACAGTTGGGTTGACATTGCCGGGTACGCTAAATTGGTTGCGGATCGCTTACAGGCGCGGGATGCCAGCGCGCAAGAAAGCTAGGGCTGCTGCCGTGAAGGCAGCGTTCGCCGCCGTCAGCAGGTCGGTATCGCCGACGAGATAGCCTGCGGCGGCGGACAGAACGCCGAGAGCAGCCATGATGTAAGTGCGATAACCTTTAAACATGTCATTTTCCTTTCGGATATTGCTTCCAAGGCAGTTCCCAGTGCGGGCCGTCCTTGAAAGTCCGCCAGTCCCCACCCCATTGGATAGGGACGCCTTCAGCCGCCGCAGCGGCCTTCACGATCTTGGCTAACCGATGGTATAACGGCCAGTCCCAAGATACCTTACCCCCAAGCATGGGGGCCAAATCGACGGCATGGCCGGTCAGGTGACGGGAGTTTAGCGTCTTGGTCGCGCCCTGCATCATCAGTTCGCGCTGGCGCTCTGGCGTGCGCAGCCCTTCCAGCACCGTGAAGTCCAGATCAGACATGGCGGCGGCTTTCTTGACGACGCGCACCAGATCAGGATGGACGCCCTCAAGGCGTGACAGTGACCGTGCGCCAAGGACGATGCTCATCCGCCCACCTTTGCTAAAATGCCGATCAACAGCGCAATGATGAACCCGGCGACAGAGATGCCAATTGTCTCCAGACGTTTCAGGCGGGCACAGATGCTGTCATAGCGCAGTTCGCAAACTTGTTCGTGCGTGTTCAGGCGCGCTTCGGTCTGGTCAATCGTGGTCACTTGGCACTCCGTCGTTAACGCTTACGCTTAGGGGCTACACCGTATTCTGGATAAGTGAATACGTTTCCTTGTTCATCGGTGATGCGACCGATGCCTATAAGCGGTGCGCCTTGCTCGTTAACCTTCGGATACTGCGCCATCGCCATTGCGTTTTGATTTTCGGCCTGCGTCATGATGTTCTGGAACTGACCGCCGACCTTAGCTGGCGTTGATTGCAGAACCTTACCGACCTGCGTCGCAGCAGCAGCAGCGCCCCGACCTGTCGCGCGGGCAAGTTCTTCGCGGACCATCGCCTTCTCAATCGCACCCGCCGCGCGTTCCGGCGTTGCCATTTCGTACGCGATTTCCATCGCCAGCTTGCGGTCAATCTTACCCTGCACGCGGTTATAGATGGCGTTAGCAATGGTCGCCACGCGGTTCAGGAACTGCGGCATGTCACCCGCCTGCGACGCCAACTGACCGACGCGGGGTGCCGCAGTGGCACCTTCGCGTGCCTGCGTCTTAGTGATCTGCTCACGCGCCAGATCGCGCCGCACGCTTTCGACGGCGGCAAGCTGATGCGGCTCAAGCAGGTCTTCCAAGTTCTGATAGCGTGGTGCGCCCGTCGTCGCGCGCTTAATCGTCGTCGGCGCTTCCCGCATAGCGTTAGCGAATACCGCAGCGCGCGACGCCTCGTCCGTCAACGGCGACGTCAGCTTGTTCTCAAGAAACTGACCGACTTCCGCTTGGTTGATGCGGCGGCTTTGCGCGGCAAAAGTTTCACGCGCGGCCTTATACCCCGGCTCTTTGCTTTCAATCCAGTTAACCAAACTCTTTTGCGTTTTGCCGATAGCCCTTGCTTCGGTAGCACCGATACCAAAGCGCTCTGGGTTACGGGTAAGGTCGCCCATTGCCATTTTAAGATAGTGAAGACTTTGTACGGTATATTGCGCAGGGCGCCCCGGCGTAGCCATACCCGCCATAGAGCCGGGCAAAATGTCTGGCCCCATCTGGAACGGAACGCCGTCTTCGTCCGCAAGTTCTTTGGCACGCTTAAACGCAGCGTCCATTGACGGACGTTTAAGTAGGGACCGCAGGGTATCGTCTGTCGTAACGATATTACCCTGAATGCGGCGATAGGTCTGACCCGCAGTCAGTTCACGGCCTTCCCGAAGCGCCGCCAAGTCTTCCGGCGTACCGCCAACGCCTTGCAGCGCACGCTGACGCGCGGCGTCTTGTGCGTTACCAATTGCATAGTAACGCGACGGATCGGCCTTGGCGGCGGATTCACCGACAGCGGAGAACTGCGTTAAGCCAAGCGGTGACGCCTGCTGCGCTGCCGTCGGTACGCTGCCCGGCACAATCTCGCTTGGCGCACGCAACTGCTGCACCAGTTCGTTGCCGCGTCCTTCAGCGACGTCCATATACATCGCCGACTTGGGCGACATGAAGTTAGCGATTTTGAGCGGTGCGCGTTCAGCGATTTTACGGAGGCCGCGCCCGGCTGGCGCAAACGCATTGATCGGATCAGTCACTCTGGCTGCGTTGCGCAACGTCTCAGACATTGCTTCTGCCTTGCGCGCTACATTACGCGACACACGGCTAACGCCCGCTTGGCCGACATCACCCAGCATAGCCTGACGCCGTGCTGCCTGTTGCCCAAATCGGCCCACTTTACCGACGCCTGCTGCCGCGCCTGCGCCGCCCGTCAGCAGCAGCGATGCGTCGGCAGCAAACCCGACAGGGTCGGTTGCCAGCGTGTTCTTGATCGCGTCGTATGATCCATAACGGTCGCCCATCATGCCGCCAAACTGTTTGGCGGTGCCGACGATATGATTTATGGAGTCTGGGTCGTCTACGACAGTGTTGATAAAATCTTGAACGTCGTCTGGCAGCGCCAGATATGCCCCGCCTGCTGCAAGACTGCCGATGCCTTTGGCCGTCTCAATCGGATGCGTGACCATTTCATACAGGCCCTTACCGTACGCAAGCGCGCTTTCGGGGATGTTTCCGACGCCTTCCGCCGCGGCGCCCAAAAGCGTCCGGCGCGGAACCTGTGTTCCGGTCGGCGTGAGTTCGCGGATAAGACCCGCATACGGGTCTTGTTCCTCTGTCGGCTCTATGGGCTTGAATAGTCCTGCATAGGGATCGTTAGCCATTACGGTTTCACTCCAAGGCGACCGTCCGTGGTGCGGTACTTCGTGCCCTTCGGCGCCCGACGCACCTGTTCAGGCGTCATCACCGGATACTGACTACCGGGTTTGGGCGCACCTTTGGGGCCGCCCGGCGCCTTCAGCCGAAACTCAGGCATTGATTTAACGTCCGCGCCATGTTGGGCGTCGTATGCCTGCTGCGTCAGACGAGCAGCGTTCTTGGCCTTCGCTTCAATTCTGTTTAATTGCTGGTTTAGACCTTCTGCCGTCATACCTTCAAGGTCAAGGTTGGCAATCATGCCCGCGACAATTTTCCACTCTTGAACCGCCATAGGGCCAATCGCGCCTGTAGCAGCCGCAGCTTCTTTACCCAGTTCAGTTACGGTATCTTTAAGATTTTGAACCGCCGTGTCTGCGTCTTTGCTACTGGACCGAACCGACGGGAAATAGCCGCTATACCCGGTAATCGCTTCTTTTTGATCGCGCGACAAATTTCGCACGGCGTTAATGGTGTCAATAATCCCCGCAGGACCATAGGTTTTGTCGAGAAGACCTTGGGCCTTTTTATAGTTGCCAGCCAGCGCGTCACGGCGCGCGAGGCGCTGCGCCTCTGTCAAGGGCACGGGCTTAGGAGGCGGTGCGTTCCGTGCAAAGTCCGCTTCAACCTCCAATATCGCGCGGCGCTTGGCCGCTGCCTCGTCCGCCGTCTCACGCGGCTGCGGCTGCGAAGGCGGCGCGGGGACACGCGCGCGGAACGGCGTGCTGGACTCGACGTAGCCTTCCAACGGACCACCCATACCGCCACGCTCACCAACCACAAGACCCGGCTGGCCGCCTTGCGGGACGACGTTAAACTCCGCCGCCGCCGCCGCGCGAATGCCCTCAATCCGCGCAGGATCAAACCGTGGCATGATCTGCTTTATCTGGGCTGCGGCATCAGGGTTCACACGATTGATAGCCTGAAGCGCGACCTGATATTCCGCATCGTTTTTGACGTTCATGAGCGGGCTTGCCAAATCAGCCGAAAGACGCGACGACCTATCGCCGGGCGCCATCAACATCGCGCCTTCGTCGGGCGTCATCGGCATCGGCATCATGCCTTCGTCGGGGCCACCTTGACCACCTTCAACCGTCGTCTGCTCACCAAGATCAACTTGGCCGCCAGCGGGTTTTTTCATATTGTAAGTTTTGGGTACAACCAGCGTCGGCGGGCGGTCAATTCCGCCCACCGTAACCACACCGACGGTGCCTTTTTCGCCAATGATTTCCTTAGATTTAAGCTGTTCAAAATAGTACGGAACCTGATCCTTGGCGTCCATCGTCTCAAGTTTAGTCCGGTTACGCCAAGCGCCAAACGCTTGCGGATCAGTGGGCATATCCTTAATTGTCTGGTCAATTATTTGCGCAAAGATCGGATTATCATACTGCTTTTTTAGCATGTCTGCGCCAAACAGCACATCTTCCGGCGACTTAGAAACGCCGATAACTTTGGCCGCGACGTCAAAAAATTTGGTGAACGCTTCTTGTTCAGCCGCAAACGCGTCCGACTTTGCTTTGGCAAGCTGCGGTCCGGCCAACTGCGCCTCAAAGTTCATTTTCTGCTGCGCCAGCGCCGCCTGACGTTCTGCCGCGCGCTGCTGCGCCAGCATGTTAATCATCTGCGCGTTCTGCTGAATGGCAGAGCCAAGCCCCGCCGATTGCGGTGCGCGGGCTTGAAGGGCAATCATCTGGTTAGCCATTGTCAGTACCTTTAATAATCGCCGGGCAAGAATGGCGTCATGAAGTTACCAAAAATACCTCCGCCGCCGCTGCCACTTGTCGCGCTTCCGCCGCCGCCGCGTCGCGCCATTGAGTTCAGATAATTGGTTTGCGCTTGGTACAACGGATATTCCAATGCGGTCTGACCGATACCGCTAAGTGCGCCCGCTAACGCATTGGCCGACCCGATGTAGCCAGACGCGCGGGCTTGACCCGACTGTAGGGCTGCGTTTGACAGCCCTTGCCCCAGATTGCCCGCAGCGCTCGTCAGCGTATTCGCTGCCGACTGACCCGAACCCATCAACGACTGAAGCGGGTTCAGCCGCGCAGCGCGCTCAACCTGATAGCGGTTGAATGCGTTCTGGTACTCTTGGCTTGCCAAGTCTTGACCGAAGCGCTGAATGCCCTTCATCGTGGCGCCCGACATCAATCCGCCGCGTGCAGCCGCCGAACGCTCCAGCGCCTTCATGCCTTCCGCCTGACGGAATGCGTAGCCGGGGTCTTGCTGGAACTGGTCAGCGCCAAAAGGCTTCGCCATGCTGCCGTAATCTGCTGCGTTCTGATCGCCGCCGATGCCGAGCAATTGCATGATCTGCTGTTGCGCGGTCAGACCTGCCTGACGGAACGGCTCCTGCAACCCAACCTGACGCTCGAACATTTCGCGCTGGAGCGCCTCGGAACGGCGGGCGGCTTCGTCCTGTACCTTAGCCGCCTTTTTAGCCGAGCTTTTGGCAATCAAACCGCCTCCAAGTTTGCCGACGGCGCCAATTCCGGCTGAAATTACTGAGGATGGCATTGTGTCAACTCCATCTTAAATATGTCATACGGAAAACCATAATTGTATATCACGTCATTAGTTGGCTTCATACCCCCTCGACGCGCAAAAGACGAAACGTACTTTGCGGCGGGCGCTATCCGCGCCCATAGCATCGTAGCGCCGTTTTCCTTAGCAAATTTTATTACCCATTTCCGCGCCCGCGCCGCCCATGCGCCGCGTCCTTCGGGTAGAATGAAAACATGGACTTCATACACGCCGGGCGCGCTCCACGCTAAAGCAAATCCGCCGTACTCACCTATCAAAAACCAGTTTTCCGGCGAACTAATTGCGTCGCTAAAATCCAATTCGCCTAGTTCCATCGGCCCGACATAAGGGCGCACGTCTGGATGATTTACAACCTCATTTGCGAAAGTCGCGTCAAAGGTTCGCTCCAGCATTATGTAATCTCACGACCAGACGCACGGATGTTCAGCGCAAACGCCGCGCTGGCCAGTGTGCTGATAAAGCCGTTAGACGCAAGGACATGCCCGACCAGTTCGGGAAACGTGTACGTCTCGGACGGCTGGATCGTCTTCGCCCTCACGATCAGGTTCTGACTGCCCGCCGTATCGCCTGCTGTGACCAGATTAACGCTGATCGTAACGGCGCTGGTGCTGTAATTCGTCGCCGTAAACTTGTCGATGATCGTGGTCACGTTCGTCGCAGTATACTGCGTAGACTGCGTGTTCTCCGCAATCTTGGCCGGGATGAGAACTTTGGCGGTAACAGTCATGGTCTAATCCTTAAAACGCAACAGCTTCCAGATCAATTGTGGCCGAAGCCGCAATCGCGGTGTCGCCAACGCGGCGGATCACGATGGACAGTTCGGTCAAATAATCAAAACCGACATCGGCAAAACGCGTCCATGTCTGGTTCGACGACAGCGGCAGCCAAGACCCTGCCGTACCGGACGACAGCGTGCCAGACGACAGCGTGGCGAAGCATTCGTAATTGACCGCCTGCGCGCCGGGGCTGCACCACGTCGCAAGCGATGTGTACGCCCCGCCGTTCAGCGCTTGGTACACGACGCCGTCAGACCCCAGACGATACGCTGCGGTGGCGCGGGCGCCCGAATTGGACGCAAAGATAAACTGATAGCCAAGCAGGATCGTAGCGACCCCGCCGCCGCCGCTGCCCGCTGTCATGAGGGCCATGCCCGCCATTAGCTGACGCCCGCTCCAGAGATGATCCAGACCGTCGTATCGACCTTTAGCAGCGACGCAAAGCCGTACTGCGCCAAGGTGCGCGAGACGCCAGCGCCGCCCGTGCCGGTGCCCGCAAGGCGTAGCGTGTCGGTCGTGATGAAAATTGTCTGGTTGCTGCTGCTGTTATTGTAGATGCCGATGATGGTGCCGATAGGGAACGGCTGCGACGCGTTGGCGGGGATGGTCACGCCGCCCGTCGTGATGCTGATGTGCTTGCCTGCGTCAGACAGCACCAGACCGTACGCGCCGGTCTTGGCTTCCTGCGGTGCCCCGCGAAAGCCGATGGTGTTAGCGCCGATGGTGCCGGTCGCCGTGATGGTGACGTCCTGATCCAGCGCCGTGATGTCAGTGTTTGCGCCAGACGCCGCCGCGCCAAGGCTGGTGCGGGCGTCAGCGGCTGTGCTTGCGTTCGTGCCGCCGTTGGCGACCGCAACAATGCCCGTGACGTTAGCGGCGGTGCCGGTCGTATTGCCGTTAAAGGTCACGCCGCTGCCGATGGTGCCGCCCGTGATGTTGACGGCGCTGGCGTTCTGCAAAGCCATCGTGCCCGGCGTGACGATGTTATCGACGGTCCAGATGGTCGCGTCAGTCGCGTCCTTCAGCACAACCTTGTACGCCGTGCCGCTGGCGTACCAAAGGTTCGCTTCGCCGCGCGCGTCCAAGATGACCGGATTGGTGTTCGCCGACAGACCACCACTGTCGGTGTACGTCGCCAGAGGCGTGGTCGTGCCCGCCGCGTAAGTGTAGACCTTACCGCCTGCCAGCGGTGCGCCGTTAGCGTCAAGAAACTGCGCTTTCGGTTCGGGGGCGAGGACTGCCATGTTAAACCTCCAAAGAACTTACGTTATCAGTCACCGTCAAAATAATTGACGGGATTGCCGGTACGGGCGCCGCCGACGCAAAAGCCTGAATTTGAACGCTTATGTCATCCACGGCCCATTTTAACTCAAAATAATCGCCTGCGTTCATCTGTAACAGAAAATTCCACGCAGCAACAGTTTCTGCGTTGTTCCCCTGCACACGGATTTGCGTGGCGCTGTAAGGTACATCGACACCGTTTTTTGACAGCCAAATCCAGATCAAACCAACGCCGCCCGACGTCTTGTCAAGCTGCGCAGAAAACTGAATGTTGTATATGTTCGGGCGGTCCACATAAATACGCGACGTAGGCGTGCCGACTGTGACGCCTAACGACAAGTCTGTTGTGTTAAATTGCATGGCGTACGCCGTGTTGATGGCGGCTGCCGTCTGCGTTGTTGTGTCGTAAAACGATCCATAGCGCGGCACGCGGTACTCGCGCGGCGGCGGTGTCAGAGCCAGACCTTGCAGTTGGTCCTCTAGCGTCGCCAACGCAGCGTTTTGATCGTTGGACGGGCCGACCTGCAAGTCATCCAGCGAAACGGCGTTTCCGCCTGCGCCTGCTAAATTAAACAGGTTAAAGAAGAACCGATACCAGTCGCGCGACACAAGGCCGGTCTGCGGGTCCGTGACGGGGACACGCGACGCGGGTATCTTGGTTATGTTCGCCGGATCAGGCATTCGTACCGCTCAACAGAAGTTCAGCGCCGATGATGCTGATCTTGACCGGGTCAGTCCCAGACACTTCGTAGACGCGGTCGCGCAGCTTCTGCGTCATGCCGAGCCGCCGCCAGATCGCACGGCGACCGTAACCGCCGATCTTGCCGATGGACACCCAATGCTCGTTCGACCATGTGTGGCCGCCGTCGTCCGACCAACGCAGCATGACCTGCGGGTCAGCGCCCTGCGTAGCCGTCGCGGGCGCTGACATGGAATAGGTCTGGTTCAGGAAGTCCAGATCAAGCGTCGCCAACGGCACTTCGCTGGCGGGCAAGCCGTTCAGCCCGACACCAACTTCGCAGTTAAGCTGCAACGAATGCTGCGCCGTGCGGCGCAGGTTGTTCTGGCCAGTCGGCAGCGCGCGCCATGACCGCAACCATTTCTGCGGCTGGCCGTTATCGGCGTAGGTCGTCAGGTCAAACGTGTAGATGTTGCCGTTCTGATAGTCGCCGATGACGGTATTGCCTGCAAAGTTGCACTGGCAGTTGCCGCGATGGCGGTCAAAGTCGCCCGCAACAAACGACGCGCGCTCATGCCAGACGCCCGCCGACACGTCGTAGACCCATGTCGTGCCGCCCGTCGGGAAGTTCAGCACATAGAATGCGTGGCCGTCCTGCTGATAGGTGTACGCGACCGCGTCCGACATGTCGGTGTATTGCTGGATTTGCCACTCGACCGCGTGGGTCGAGATGCGCTGGCCGATATAACCTTGCGCGCGGTAGACGATGCCCTGACCGCGTGCGTCGCAGCCGAGCCAGAAAACGCTGTTGTCCAGCTTGGCGGTCGAATACGGCGCAACGCAACCGATTTCGTTGTACGCGCCTTGGAT